TTGTCATTGATATACAAATATGAATCACCGTCACGTAGACCGAACTTAACGGTTTCGTTTTGGCTGTTCTTGTTTTCATCTAGCCAGTCGTTTATCACGTCCGTAGCCGATTGTAACTGGTCAGGTGTAATGAATGTGGAATCCAGCTCTACCTCATAGCCTGTGCCGACTATGAACGCTGTGGCTGAGTTTATAATAGGCTTTGCCAGTGAAGCCGCTAACTGATATTCAGCCCCGACTTTACTTTTATTATCAGGCGTAGGTACTTCACTAGCCCAATAGATGCTTTGAAACAAGTCGTAGTCGTTACGAGTATAATCAACGGATTCTGAGTTGGTCGTGAATAAACCACTTACTTTACGAATAAACCACGTGTCATGTTTACCAGCCATTTCAGCTATTCGCTTACGTACTTTCGGAAACATGGTCTTATTCCTCGCTATCTGTCTTTGCCTCGACTTTTTGCCTTTCGGTAAGTTCGTACGATGCTATAACCTGATATTTAGTTTTCTTAGTTACTTCACCACTAGGGTCGAAAGTGATTTTCCCTTTTTCTGATACGACACTTTGAAACATACGCTTGCCTTGTACTACGATTATTAGCAATCGTGTACCTTTCTCATCATTGACTGTCTGTAGGTCAAAACCCTTTTTGTTCAGTTCTCGTTTTATAATACTTATATAGCCTTTGCCACCTGGATTGACGTTGAGTGTCGCACCTGTGATTTTTTCAGCCGATTGAACAAGCTCGTGCTTGGTACTTTCTGACTTTGTTGATTTCTTAGACATTAGAAACTCCTTTACTGTTGATATTATATATCATTTTTTACGATTTATCGGATTACCTTTTCCAAATGTAGCTTTGCCCTTTTTCTTTCCGTATGTTATGTCACGCATCGCTTGGTTTGAAAACCAGAGTGCCATAAGCAAATCCTCTGTGTGTCCTGATGGGAAGTTGAGCATACCACCTACTAGAAAGTCTACCATCCTTTGCGTATACTCGCTATCTTCCGAGTAGGGTAGAATCCATTTACCGTTCTCAAAATCTACTGCTAGTGAGTTAATACCTAATTCCTCGTCAAATTTCTCTCCGCCTGTATTATAGCCACGTATCGGCAGGTCGGTTTGTTCAGCCATATCTCGAACCAGTGCGTCCTGATATGCGTTGTTCTCGACTGTGAGCTGTTTCATCATAGGGTATCGCTCGAATAGCTCAATGATAAGCTGGCGTGTCTGAGATGGACTGAGCTTATCTCTACTAAGCCATAACGGTATCTTAACGCCTGTCTTAGTTCTACCGATTACTGCTGAGGCTGTGAAGTCTGAGCCGTCTTTTTGAGATATAGCAAGGTCGAGCCCTCCTGTTACGGTCATAGCACCCAAATCCCACTTAGCGTAATTGACAAACCTAACTAGCTTACGGTTGTAGCTCTTAGCGTCCTCTAACCATTCTGGTCTGAATATCTGGTCTTCCGCACTAATAGCCTCATTCTGGTATGACTTGCTGAAAGCTATGCTACCCATTTGCTGTTTACGCTCCATGAGTTTTTCATGTGTCCAGCGTTCTTCCCAGAGCACCTTTTTCTTGTCAAGGTCGGTGATGGCTTTGTAGCGTTTACGTACCTGATATATCTTCTGCTTCATGGTTTCGTGATATAAGTCCTCTACGTTCCACGCAGTATTATGCACCACTAAACCATCTGCAATAAAGTTTCTCGTACCCTGGACTGTTAAATCCCATACTTCTTGCTCACCTGATTTGATAACTGACTTTACTTTATCTACTCTCAAGCCTAGCAACTCCATCTGTGTTTTGGCTAGACTTTTGTTTTCTTTAGTTTGCCAGTGCGTAAATACTAGAGATACGGAATAACAGTCAAACCAGTCAGACTGTTTGGAATTAGGGGCTTGTAAAAATCTCTTTCTGTGAACAACACTACCTGGGCGTACTGAACACGTTAGAGCTAAAAGTCTTAAATCGTTTACTAGTTCTTTATTGTGCAGTTCTACTCTGTAGCCCTTTCCCTTAGTCAATTTTGTACCGTCAGCATCTATCATACCCTCAATAAAACTTCGCTTCTCTGATGGTCTTGACTTATGCACCCATTCAGGTATTCTTTTGCCACCAGCTCCACCGTTTAAGCCTAAGTCTTGAATGATTTTGCCTAGTTTGCTATCAAGACGATAATAATTTCCTCTTTTGGTTGGTCTCCTACCAAAATACCTCTCAAATAAGTTGCAAACCTTATCATTCAACTCTTCGTCAACTCCAGGAGCAAAGCATATTGAATAACCCGAACCTTTTGATACCCAACCATCACCCATTAAGAAGCCGAATAGCCAGCAAAAATCATTGTCAACGAAGTCCTTGCCATTCCATCGTTTTTTATATCCTGATGGCATTTGCTTAGATGTAACTAACAGGTCGTTTGTTTTTAGCTTGTCTGCTCGTTTCCAATTTAACTTACCGTTTTCTATAGTCATAAAGGGGTGATTATGTGTAGCTGTAACACTGTGTCTAGCCGTACTGACTTTCAATGTCTCAGCTTTCCCTTGCGGTATGACTGCTTCGACCATCTTGGTCTTTCGTTCACCAGTCAACTCATCTACTGACCAGACTTTCTCTCCAACTTTAATATCTTTTATCTTTTTCCATATTCCGCTTGACATTAGTATCATACTATTACTTATTATACACCCCACAACAATCAGCCGTCCAGTCGGCTCAAGCACTGGCATGAGTACGGAGTTGAACCAATCCCTAGTCTTTTCACGTTGTTCAGCAGTCTTTACAATCTTCTCGTTTAGAATGTCATCACAATTATGCACTGAAAAACCATTAGCTATATATGAACTATCCTGTTCCACCTCTAGGTTGTAGACATAGCCAGTGTGATTGACCGTTTCTTTGGCTTCTGTGACAGTGTAATCATCGTCTGCTATCTGTCGTAGTTTATTAGCGTCAATAGAATTTATGTAAAGTCTATGGTTGTTTTCTCCTCCATAGCCAGTAGCCGCTTCCTTGAACGTCTTTAGGCTTGTAGCGGTAATACTCAACTGCTGGAATAGTTTTACGGTATCGTCTCTTAATTGTAGTGAATTAGAACTATATGTATATGCACCGCTTTCGTGTCTGTGCCCATCACTCATAAGTCCTAGAATAAAACTCGCTTTTTCTCTATCGCCTAAATCAAATATTAGTTTCGGTATGTGTTTGTTTAATGCACCTAAGCCAAACAGTTCACCTAATCTGTTCGCAAGCACTACTGAATAAACAATCACATTAGTAGACCATGAGTTGTGAGTATCTACGTAGGTTTTACCAAACCGAGACATGAAAGCATCACAATCTTTTATTAAGTCTAGTTCCTTAGAGTCAAAACAAACTGCAACCGTATTCTTATTTCGTACACAACCGTCAGCTACATATAAACCTAGCCATTTTGCAAGCTCTGGCGTAATCTCTCTATCTTCCAGAGTTTTACTTCTCTGGCTCTTATTGAAGCGTAGATACTGTACAGACTTTCGGTTAGGGCGATGTAGCTTATATCCTGTCTTGATGTCTTGTGCTTGTATCCAGTCACCGTTCACATAAAATGGGTGCTCTGGCGTAGCGGTAACAGTACTATGTTTAGTACTTATCTGTATCATTCTGCCCCAATACTTATTTTTTGAAACATCTAATACTTTTAGATAATCTCCTAAATGACTCTTGACTATATCGCCAGATTTAATGTTTCGTATATTAGCACTACCATTAAGTGTTTCTATTTTAGTATGACCAGGGAAGCAAATAATAATGTCAGCACGTCTGCCTAGTACTGGTCCACCAACCGAAGTAACGGCAACTGTAGCGTCCTTTTTGCTTGCGTCTGTTCTACGTACAATGATTTCGGTATCTGTCCACTTGTCGGCTTGTAATATGTTCTCTGGGAATAAATCACCGAACACTCGGCGGTATCGTGGATTCCTAGTCATCTGGCTTTTAATCTCACGTAAGAAAGCTATTGCCTGAGTATTGGTCGCAGATACAATCAGGATTCTGATGTTTGGGTCACGTCCAATTTCCCATAACGGATAATT